AAAAAACCCTCTGACCTCGTTTAATATCATCAATTGCTATTAAACCTAAGTCTGCAAGTTTGTGATTTAATCTGTAAAATTGGAACCGATCAAGTCCAAAATCTTGTAGTATGACACGATTAGAGATCCTTGCATATCCATATTTATCCGGCTTAAATCGTGATATATAATCTTTCAGCGAGTAATACCAACTCCACGCTACTAAATCACCATTAAAAACGGTGGAGAGCGTCCTCTTATCCATCCTGACGTAGTAGTTATTAGTCGACATTTTACCTCGCTTATGATTGTGAGGCTATTCCATGAGAAAGCCCCCTCGTCATTAAAGCGAGGAGGCTCAAACTCCATTACATCAATTTCCTTGAGTGTAATAAAAATTACACAATATGTCAATCCTTTATTTTAGCCCAACGAGCCTGTACGGCTCTTCTGGCTGCTTCAGAACGTTGCTTAGCGCTAAGGCTCTTATTTGGCAGATTTTTGGCTAATTTAGACGTATATTCATCCCATTTATCAGCTTTATCTTTTAGTTCATTGTATTCGGTTTTTGGGATGGTAATAAATTCAATGTCGTTATTCATGCTTTCTCCTAATAGTGGTAAAGACTTGACTATTCAGTTATGTCTTGCTAGAATGGAATTGTTATGTTAGATTACTTTCGTCTTCGTGGGGCGAAAGTAATTTTTATTTCAAGTCTTAATCGAGAGATTTTGAATGAAATACTCATAGCTTCCTCCTTTCTACCATTTTTTAATGTGCCAATGTCTTTACCACTACCTTAATTATACGCCATGTGGTGTATAAAGTCAAGGGGTTTTATCAATTTTTCTCAACAAAAAACACCTTATGAATACTTAAAAATTCCACATTTTATTATGCTTTCGTATATTCTACGATTACATGCCACTTTTTAGTTTTACTAATAGCCGAACCGGCTTGAAACGCAATATCACCAAGTTTTGGACGAATAGAGAAGCCACTATGCCATGCTCCATCAACACTATTGGCACTATTTCCATAAAGCCATGGAATTGGACGCCATTCATCATAATCAGACAAAGCTTCACAGTGAGCAAAAACGACCGTATTAACGACATTTGCCTCAGCGAATTTTGTAGAAGCAGGAATATATCCAGTACCCTTAATTACTTTACGATATATAGTTTTACCATCTTCCCATTTGCCTATAATTTGTTCATCAGTGGTGTATTTGTTATTTAATTTAGACAATGGAATCATACCATTTTCGAGGTTAGTTCCATTCGCTAAACCAGTACAAAAATCAGCTAAATACTTGTCGTTAGCGACCATCTGATCCATCTCTGCAGCGGTTAAAACATCGAGTGGTGTAAAATCCATATTAGGATATGGTAAAGTTACTGCCATTATTTTGTCTCCTGATTAAAATAAAAATCTGTGTACTCAAAGCTAGTATCGGTCGCGGTCATCACAACTCGCTGAGCCGAAGCAATATCAATCTGTTTAGCAACGTTATCTAAGAAGTCTTCAATGGATTTTTCGGATTCTGAAGTTGTCAAAATCATTAAACAGAACTTGACGGCATTTTTGTCTCCAATAGTGTAATTTTTAGCGTAACGATATGTTGGAGTTTGAGTAGTTTTTGCAATATTATGTTCAAAATAAGTCCGTCCAGCCGGTGATTGACGAACGGAAAGATCGTCATTTAATTTTGGTTTCCAAATTGCAACTCGATCAAGAATAAGTTTGTTTATCATATTCATGATTATGCAATTTAACAGGGTGGCAATGGTATGATTCCACTACGTAAATTAAAGCCTAACTATTCAAAAGAACCGATAGAGGTTGGTACCTGGATTGATGGTAGGAAAATTTATAGAAAAGTCTATTTTGGAAAAGGGGATGTTCCTAAAGAAGTATCTGTGGCAAATTGTGCAACCGTCATTGATATGAGAATGGTTGTTAAGAACAAAGCAAATAATGGGTCTTGGAGAACTGTACCTTGGCTATATGACACAAGTGATAATAACTGGGTTGCTGGTTTCTATATGGATTCGTTGCGAAAAGTAGTAGTAATGCAACTTAAAAATAACATGGCTAGTGCTTATTGGTGGCACTTAGTCATTGATTATTGTATCGATGTAAGCCCTGAATAGGCTCATTTTATAATTTCAATAGTCATAAAAGTATTTATTTCATTGATATTGCGTGGGTCAAGGTTTTGAAGCCAGAAAAAATCACCGCTAGATACTGGTACTAAAACAGTCGCAAGTGCAGCAGTCCCAAATCCTGACGTCATAGTAGTGATTGTCCTAGTGTGTGGGACTGGTTTTTCTTTCTTCATTAATTCAAACCAGCCATAGTTCACTCCATTTTGTTGATAATAAACAGAAGCTGAAACTTTTACATAGCTTATACCTTCGCCAATAACAATTGAGCTATCACTCAGAGATAAACTATCTCCGACTTTGTTTTCTATCTTACTAAGAGGAATCTTCGCTCCAGCCCCAATAGGCTGTTGATATGAATCTCCACTAATTACTGTAATGCATGCACTTTTCAATTTACGTAGTGGAATCATACCATTGCCACCCTATAATTGCTTACGCTATAGTCATATGAATAACGATTCAGCCCTATATCAGAAACTAGGCAAGATGGAAGCAGATATTAAAAATATCGGGGATCTTGTAAATGAAGTAAATCGTAAAGTCGATACATATAATGTCATTTCTCAACGAGTTACAGTCCTAGAAGAACGAGCTGCAGACCGATCTAGTCGTCTTCATAAACTTGAAGAAAATCAAGCTAAAATCGTCTGGGCGATTATTACAGCAGTTCTCGGGGCAATCCTTAAATTCGTGATTATTGATGGAGCGCATCGATGAAAAAGACGAATTGGTTATCAGTTTTAACTTGGGGAGGAATAATGTTATTTAACATTTTATTCTGGCTATTTATAACCTTAAAGGGATATTTTATCCAGGCATTGATCTCATATCTCGTTATTGGGACATTATTTATAATCTTAATGTTTAAGGAATTAAAATGAGCTGGAAGCAAACAATCTACCCAAATCTAGACGATAAAAAACTTGTAATTTACGCCCAAGGAAAAGTATTACTAGACTGGTTTTTGTGGTGTTTAGCGGTTACTCAAAAAGTGTTTGGTGTTGCCCCATTCGCGGAGTCTGCTCAAATTGCATGGAGTTGGAATAATACGAAACATCAAGACCGTAATCTTCCAGATGGATGTTTTGTCCCTATTTGGTGGACTGGTGGTTATAAGAACTATGGTCATGTGGCTATTGCTAAGCGTACTGGAAACCGTATTCAGATTTGGTCAAGCCCATATACTCGTAAACCATTTTTCGATTACTTCGAAGGCGAATTAAACGTTACTATCGATACTATCTCTCGTATCTATGGTGTTAGTTATGCAGGCTGGACGGAAACCATGAACACTACAAGAATTGTCGAGTGGGTTAATCCACCACAATTAAAATCTAATGAAGAAATCGCAGCAGAAATATGGCAAAAGAAATGGGGTGATGGCGAAGAAAGAAAGAGACGTTTAGCTGCAGCTGGTTATAGCTGGGACGCTATTCAATCTCTCGTAGATAAAGGAGTTGGCAAACCTGTTGAAAAACCTGCTGAGACATCGCAAGAACCACCAAAGCAACCGGAACAACCAGTTGAGCCACCTAAACCAGAACCAGTGCCAGAAGCACCTAAGGAAAATCCACAAGAAAAGGAGAGACAAATGGAAGAGAACAAAACGGAAAATATTAACAAGGATGAGCAGAAAGCCGAAGAAAAGGAAGAAACTATGAAGCCTACATTAACTGATGAACAAATCAATAAAATCAATGAAGAGTACATGAAGCTAGCCAACGCTTCAACTGAAGCTATCACAGAGGCTGGCTCGGGTTTTGAGTTTAGTAACAAAACTAAAATTATCGCTTACTTAATTGGAGATTTCTTGCTTTTAGGCTCTGCTATCACGCCACAAGTTGTGCTTGCTATTATGAGCTTAAACGATAAGAATATGACAGCCTTCGGTACGGCTCTTGCTAGTATCTTGGCAACCTTGGGTTCACAGATTTTACTAATTTTTAAGCTTTTGAAGAAGAAAAAATAAAAATCTTAGTTTACCTCAAAAAAACTACCCCTCTATCATAAACGATAAAGGGGTTATTTTAATTTAGACGATAGTTTTATCATCTATTAAGAAAAACTTCTCAAAACGTCTTAGAATAGCTAAAACGGTGATATAGATAAATTAAGCCATGCTTGTATGTTGATATTAGGGATTTGTGCATATGGATTTAAGTTTTCCGGTGTCATAAGTCTTTGGAACACTGCGAAAAGCCTATAATGGTTGATATCTAGCCTATGAACGCTTACAAAAATATCCGCTTCATGATTTGGCAAAATTATAGTGTAGTTTGTTGGTAGATAATTTTGCTCAAGATTTGTTTTCATTACAACATTTTCAAAAAATACACCGCTTGGAGAATCTTTGTCTACGTGCCACGAATCGCCAGTCTTATAACTTCCTGCTGGAATATTGAGTTCAAAATGTATCTTGTTCTTCTGCTTTTGAGCCGTAAAATCACTATTTTGTAAAAAATTCGAGATCCTTGAAATCGTCATATTTCATCTCCATATATATGATAATAAAAAGTTTCTTGTGATGAACTATTTGATTTATTACAGATAATATACTGCTTGTCATTAACTAATGCACCCAAATAACCATCATTATTAGTAGATCTTGTAGTAGCCTGTGGCATAACACAGTTATGATACCCTTGTGAGTAGTTGCCAACTTGACCGATCTTCCAAAGTCTGGCTTGAGGAATATATCCAAGATTATGGTTAATAATTGAATCGGTATTGGCTTCAACTGTTATTTTTCTTTGCTCTAGGATTTTAGGATAATTAAAATCAGAATTAAGCCTGAAATTAGTAATATCATCTACATTATCTACTTCACCTTCATAATCTGGTGGAACAAATCCAGTCAGCCTAAAATAAAAAACAGTTTCAAATGAATTATTATGTGAACAATTTATATAGATATTATGGTCGTCCGCCCCGATATTAACTACAAATGGAATTTGAGTCGATAAGTCAAAAGCTGGATTAAAGTTAGCATTAGTAGACCATTGTCCAATAATGAGAGGGGTAAATGGAAGATTGTGCGGCACTATTTTTTTATTCTCATTCCAATACTGGCCAACTGGAACGTTTATGGTAGTAGACAATTTGAGAGCGAGTATCGGTATAGGATAATCGCTACTCATTATAAAATTTCTAGGTTGAGTCATTATTGATTAAGCTCCGTAATCACATCGACGTTTGGTTTTGATATATATTGACCAAACCCAGTTGGTGATTTTTCAGAACCAAGATAATAGCGCCTAACGTTATTGCCATCCCTCACAATAATCTCCCCTGCTGTCTGGTCTATGATCATTTTGCCGTCATTAGATGACGTAACTACATTACCTGAATATTTCACTGTTTTTTCAATTGTCATATTCTCTCCCTTCTACCCCAATACGTCTGTGCTATCCAATACTGATTGATCTAAGATGAATGGTGAAACAACTGTAGTTTTCTTGAGTGTTAGAGTGGTTTTTAATTGTGAATCACCAAGCGACATTTCAATACCTATAATTTGGTAGTTTCCAACAAATTCCTTAAAGTCTACCGACACAATATCCTGAAGTTGAAGCGCCGGATTACCTTTAACTTCTAATTTCAAAATTGGTGAATAATTGGCATATTTTTTGAGGATATCTGTGGCGTAGCCATCAATATTCTTGTAATTACCGAAACAATCATTGTCGTTAATTTCTAGAGCCTGGACGCCATACTTCTCGACAGACTCGCTATCGTGGGCTTCATATTCTATTGGACTCCCTGAGACCTGCTTAGCTGGTTCACCAAAAATCTGCAAGAAATTCACAGAAACTGGAAAGCTATTCGTATTGGTAAATGTAAGCTTCATCGAATCAGCAAATAATGTGCCAGTAGCCGAGACTTTCTCGGACACTGATTTACCAAATAAATCTACAGCTGTAAAATTTGAGTTATCGGAACTGCCTTTTAGAACTGGATTGGTTGAACATTGCCAGATTGGATCATCAAATGAAATCCATACGTCTTTAGTGCTGTTGGCTGGTAATCGGTAGGCATCTTCTTTGGATTCACCAGAATATCCGTTGGAATTGTCCATTGTGAAAATAGACTGAAATGCCTGAACGGCGCGGATTTCACTCTTTACTTTAACAGTATTCACAATACTGTCGGTGCGGCTTGGCGTGGCTTTGATAATAGTAGTGGCATTAAATGTCATTACTGGCTGTTTACCGATAATTGAAGTTCGTGGTTGAAAACGGATAATACCTTGTTCATCAAGCCACATTGCACCGTTTTCAGCTTGAACCAGTTCTTTTAAGGCATTGCCGGCATTTTTGCCAGAAGCAAAATAAACAAATGGAATGACATTGAGTCCTGCTGATAATTTATACATTGCGGGATCGAGTCCAAACTGGTTTAAGATAGTAGCGATGACTTGGTCGGTGCGAACATTTTGCATCATCACCATATTTTTGAGGCTCATCTCGCCAATTTCACTCAAGAAATCCATAGCAGTAAAACTTACAACTTCGTCTAGATTCCCATCATATGTTGGCAAGCCTTGAGTAAGTCCGACAAAAACTGGCGCTAAGCCACCGCCCTTAAAACCCATATATAGCCGGCATGGTCGTTTTGGAAGAATATACTTTCCAATTGGCGAGGCACTTCCGTCTTCACTGAAGCTGAAGCGTTTATCGTAATTATTCAACTCAAAATCAGCAATACAACTCTGAATATTGTACGGAAACTCCACAGAACGTGAAAAGTTCATAGATACGAGACGCTCTTTTAGAAACATATAGTCATACGCGTCCCATAACTGAATTGGGTTTTGATCACTCGATCCAAGAAGGTCAGCGCCATCCAGTGTTGATTGGTCAAGTGTAAACCATTTAATTCCAGAATTTCTCTTCTTAGTGAATGAAATTGCCACGTCCCAATCTAGTGGTCTAACTGAAGCTGCTGCTAGTTGATGGAATTTATCTGAGACGGTAATCATAATTGTGTCGATTCCCTGAATGATACTTTTACATTTTCCACCATTCCACAATTATTGATGATTGATTGATCGCTTAGCTCCATTCTTGCCACCATATTATCAACACCGAGTTCGGGAATAGAAATGCGAGGATATTTATGCAGTTCATATTGACGATTGAAGAAGCCTTCTAGGACGGCATATTCTTCAGCTGATAAGAAATCCCATTCGTATTCAAATGTAAATTTCTTATATACATAGTCAGTGTAAATATCACCACTTGCGACTAAGACCTCGCTTTTACCGATTTCTCGATTCTTATTAAACGGTGATGGCAGCAGTGTATAGGTAATACTTGTATTATCATCTGTGATTGTAAGAGCTAAACTCATGCCGTCATCCTCGCTTTCTTTACTTCTTCATAAGCATCATGGAAAGTAATGGCGCATTGTCTCAGCTCGCTCTTGGTACCAACAACCCCGTTAAATGTGAAGTTAAATGTTTCACCACCACCATTTCCATTACCGGCACCTAATTTTTCTATCAAATTCGCCATCTTGGATTCAGGCACTACCCATTCATCTTCACCAGCTTCGCCTGCCATGATGATTTTACCGCCAGCCGTTGCTGGCACAATTCCACCAGATGCTAAACGTGGAATTTTAAGCCTATCTAGCTTACCGAGATTAACACCTGGAATGGCATTGATAATTCCAATAACGCCATTGATCATATCTACGAAGAAGTTGACCGTGTTTTCCACTACTCCAAGTATGTTATTGATTGCGGTCTTAAATGCATTAGAAAACGCTTGTCCAATTTTTTCACCACCGTGGCTAAACATTTCGCTCACTCGTTTCCAGACCTCTGCAAATAAGCCACCCAAAGTAGCAATCAACGCTCCAAAAATCATAGGGACAGCGCGTACAAGCGCCATAAATAAAATTATTGCTGCTGATAATAATTGTGCAATCGTATTTGGGTCGATTAAAAATGCAATGATATTTGTAATTATCTGTGGCAATGCATTAGTTAAGGCAGTAAGGATTTGTGGCAATGCTTCAATAATTGCCATAAATAGTTTTACTGCGCCGTTCAGTAGCATAGTAAGTGTCGCTGGTTCTGTGAGTTTTGTAACAATAGTAATAACTAAATTGGTGATAGCGTCTATCAAGCTAGGCAAAATAGTAACTATTGCATCTATTAACTTAGGCAAAACCTCTACTAAGGCATTAAATAATTGCTCAATAAGTCCTGGTAATATCTCTATAATCGACATTGCAATACTGATTATTGCTTCAAGCACTGGCGGCAATAGCTGACTAACTAGTTTCGGGATTTCTGCAATGATAAGCGGTGCGACATCCTGAATAAGTTGAACCATACCCCCCAAAGCAACTTCAATTGTTGGTAATAAGTTTTTACCTACTGCCTCGACTGATTCAACAACGTTATTCAGTAACTTGCCGAAGTCTTGGGTGTCATCCGCAAGCCCTGTAACAAGATTACTCCACGCACCTTTAAGCATTCCTAAGCTTCCGCTGATAGTTTCAGCAGCTTCTTTCTGTGTTGTACCAGCAATTCCGGTATTTTCTTGAACTAAATGGATCGCTTCAATAATATCTTGATAATTGCTAATATCGAATTTCTTACCCATTGCCTGTGGTAGCTTTTCGGCATCTTTAAGCAGGCGTTCCATCTCAGTTTTTGTACCACCATAGCCAAGTTTAAGGTTATCAAGCATAGTGTAGTTTTGCTTGGCGAAACCCTGATAAGCGGTCTGAATTAGCCCCATATCAGTACCCATCTTATTGGCATTATCAGACATATCTGTTACTGCCATGTCTGCATATCTAGCCGCTGCAGCAGTATCACCTTTTAAGCCTTGAAGCAATGAAGCCGAGAAACCAGTTACGGTTTCCATGTATTGGTTAGCCGAAAGTCCGGCAGTTTTATAAGCATTGTCTGCGTACTGGAATACTTGATTTTGAGAATCCTTAAATAAAGTTTCTACGCCACCAGTAAGTTGTTCGTAGTCGCTAAACGCAGAGATTGATGACTTAAAGATATTCGTGAGGCTAGAAAACGCTGACTGGAAACCGGACATGAGTTTTTGCCCCATAAATCCGCCCATGCCAGCCAAAAAGCCATTACCAATGTTTTTTAGACCGTTTTTGAACTTCTCTCCAAAGCCATGGCTAGCTTTTTCGCCTGAATCTTTACCACTTTTATCACCAGCAGAACCCAGTTCAGTCTTCATCGTTTTTTCAACATGAGAAATCTCGGACTTAAAATCCTTAGTATCAATTTTGACTCGATATTCAATTTCGCCAACTACGGTACTGCTGGTACTCATTATTTGTTTACTCCATCAATAAATGGTTTCATTCCATCACGAAGTGTTTCGTTAGGGTTCTTACTGAAAGCACTGCCAGTGCCGACACAAACGATTCTTGCATAGTTTACATAATCACTATGTTTAACCTTTTGCCCAGCATCCACTAAGGCTGATAACTCTTCCATTGATAATGGCATCTTCTGCTTTTTACCTGTATGCTCATCAAAAGTTTCGATATAGCCACGTTTTGCCGCAACGATCGCTTCCCAACCATAAAGCATGCCGAGTTCAGCAAGTAAATAAGCTACCCTAGATACTTTACCCTTGCGGAATGTATTGTCTCCAGACATTCGCTTCTTAAAAGCTACTTCCACCGCTTCACGGTCTTCTGGAGTCATTAAATCAAGCAGATTTGCCATATTTACTCCTGATTATCAGGTTTTTCGCCTACAATCTTTTGATAAATCTCGAGAACGCCTTCAATTGGCACTTTTGCTAACACTTTGCGAGCTTCATCTGGTTTATCAAACACGCTAAAAAGAATATCATTCAAGTTTCTAATAGCTTCTTTGACTCTCGTTGGATCATTAGTACTTTTTGCTTCTTTTAGTTCGTCGCATAAATCGACATAAGATAATGTTTGAGCTGAAGACATTGGTGTAACCTTGAATTCTACACCGTCAATCTCGGCAGTGATTTGTTTTGTGTATACTGATGTTGAAATAGATACTGACATTGTAATTAAAATCCTTTTTATGTTTAATATTATGGGTTTATACAGGGTGGCAATAAAAACTTGTGCTTTTCTGAAAATATGTTATAATTGAGGTATTATGGATATAGGTACATTCATTGGAGCATGGACCGCTATTAAAAACAACGGAGAAAAGAAGAAAAATAACCCAAAAACTTATCCGATCGAGCATTCAATTATCTTATGGCTTTTATTCGGCGGTATTTTCGCCTACATTCCTGTAATTTACTTTACCTTCTCCAAAAAACATAAATGGCATCTATAAAAATAAGCTCCTTATGAGAGCTTATTTTAGTTATTAAGATTTTATTAACGTTCAGTAACTGGAATAGTCTTCTGTGCAGTTACATCCCATTTTGATGGCTTAGCTAAATCACCAGTGCCAACACGGAAATAACCATTATCTGTTGGTTGCATTTGTAGGGTTGCTTCAATAGATACTGCGTCTGTCGTAGATAGTGTCGGATTAAATGTCATATTTACAAGCCCTGCAAAAATGTGAATATCATTATCGTCAGTTTTTTCGCAGACCGGATGGATATTGATAGGTAATGCTTTACGCATACTGCAGTTGTTACTACCGAATACAATTGCACCAGTTTTTTGAGCTTCAGCAGTAGGTTTTTGATAGGCATCTGCCCATAAGATTTTTAGGTAATCCAAGTTTGGTAAATAAACGGTAAAAGTTAATTCTGCGGTTTCAGCTTTACCGGATGGTTGCTTACGGGTGCCAGCCTGAGTTTTTGCCTCTACTGTGCCTTCAGCGTAGTTTGGCGTAATATCGCCAAGACATTTTGCTGGAATAAGGGTATTTCCAATGCTCATTTCCCATTTACCAGCCATGAGTGTTTCGTCCATATATATTCTCCTTTATGGTTATTAGTAATAGATCGTGCCAGTAAACGACCAGACCATTCGTCCATTAGTGTCTAATCCTACATTAGTAATGGATGATGGTGGCATAATAGTTACATTATGATACTCCCGACTAAACACTGGCGGTACAGATGGGAGTGTACAGATATCGTATGAGTTATTTAGGAACTTTCTTATTTTTTCGAGCTTCTGGTAGCTTTCGATGTCGGTTTTGCCTCTGGAATAAATAATATAGTCTTGGCGATTACGCATACCCCTATCTTGAGAAGCTCCGACACTGGCAATATAAACGCCGTTTTTACCTAAGCCAATTTTTTCCCAGAATAAATCCTGATCAATTTTACCTAGATTATTATCTTCGAGGAATTTAAGTAATGACAATACAATCATTTCAGAAACTCCTTGAAGCCAAGTTTAGCGACGACATTATCACCAGCTTTCTTCAGATAATACGTAGTGTGAGGATTTTTCTTGTTCTCGAAGTGTCGACGTCTTGCGTATGGCACCCTAGCATCTCCAAACTTAACATGTACTTCGGAATCAGACACAACTTCAACTCGCCCATCACTTTTTAGATCACCGGTTAATTCTGGAGCTAATGCAATAGCATCCATCAGGATTCTATCACCCATAGCACGCAAACCATTTCTCCAGTTCTCTCGTTCGACTCGCTCGAAAAGCTTCGTGTTAGTTCTAATTATCACTGACATATTCAGCCCTTTCAAGCGTTAAGGTTAAGTGTTCAATTTCATTAGTATCGAAATTACGCCCTTCAGTTACGCCAACAATCGAATAATCAGCATCGTTATAGCGAATACCGTTGCCGATAATCTGCTCACAAGTTAAGTCAGTAAAATCTTCTGGGTGGACATGAACGGTATTATTAGATTTTCGTGTTTCTTGGTTGCCCTGCGAGACCATACCTTCTTTAATCTTAACGATACCTCGGAGAGTTTTTTGACCGATGATTCGGTTGCCATATACTTCACCTCGGCTAATCGTTAGATATTCAAAGGGTACCTCAACAAACATATTAAACACGGTCATAACATCGTCTTTCCGTGTATAATACCGCTCGAACATTGACTGTACTTTAGAAGCGTTGCACTTTCATTAGATAAAACCAAACTCATCGGACTTTTCTTGTCAGCTGTGTAGTTGATAGAAAAATCTTCTACTCGTTTTGACTCCACTC